TCACCTTCACTAACATAGGTATTCTGCACATACAATACCTTTTTATCATCATCTGTTCTAGCTAAATACATATCATTAGAGAATACACTTTGTACTATACTACCTCTAATATACTTCTCACAATGCTTAGTAACAGAGTTATCTGTAAAACCTACACCTGTATTAGCATCTGGTGTAAAGGCTTTAATTGTTGTAAAGCTACCAGTGGTAATTGGGAAATATACAGATCTTCTAATTGGTATTGGTACGTTATTGCCTAAATCAAATGAAGATACCTGAGCAAATATTGCTTTGGTTAAATCAAGGTTAGTTGGCATTGCTAGAATACTTTGTGATAAACCAGTATTAATTATTATATTATTATCTATAGTAAAGATATTATCTATAGTTTTATAGCCTAATTTACTAGAATCTAGCTCTAAATCAACAACATCACTAGTAATGAAACCTGATGTAGTAGTTCTATACAAGTTATAGAAATCATCAATAGTACTGAATACTAGATTACCACCACCTGCAAAACCAAGTCTTGAGTTATATACTATAATATCTCTTATCGTACTACCAACAATTGATGGTGGAGGATTACTTAAGTTGTCACCTGCTGTAGGTGTACTGAATACTGAGTGAGCTATTGTTATAGTAGCTAAAGTATCTTTAGTAATGGTTACTGGCATAGTTGTTGAATCAAGAGTAGTGACATAATCATCACTAACTTCTTCCCAAGCATCATATGTATCAGAATATCTTAAGTAATAAGTAGATAAATCTTCAGTTACACTAGGGTTAATTCTTACTAAGAAATTGGCATCATTAGTAATATTATCAAGAGTCAATGTATCTAAAACATTTGTAGCTACTTTACTAGGTAATCTATCTGGACTAGTTAGCAATTTACTGTCACTAAATTGTGCTTCAGCTACAGTATGTATGTAATCACCATAATCACACTCCACTTCAAAATAGTCTAATCCAGTATTCCTAACGATAACTGTATTATTTTCTTGATGATATGTTACTATTGTACCTGTTATTGCTGTTGTCATATTAGTAGTTGGTACTGAGGCAGGGGAACCTGCTACTACTGTACCATCTATTAAGCCTGTTATGATAGACTTAGGTGTATCTGCTGATCCTGCCTTATAATGACCTACAGCAGAAGCAGCACCATTCCTAAATATTTTATAAGTTGCCCCACTTACTGCTGTTGTAACCCATATCAAAGCTCTCTTCTCAAGACATGTTGAAGCTACTGGTGCAGTTTCTAAAGCTACTGTAATACCTCTATTTAATATAATAAGACTATCTGCTGTCTCTATACTAGATATATCATCTTTATCAGCATGAGTAAGGTATGTCTTAACACTAGCTGCTTGAGTAATTGTAGTAGTTCCTGCAAAGTTCTCATCGAATCTATATATAGTACCATCTGGTTTAATACCAAGTGCTACTTTCTCACCTGCAATAGTCATAGTGAGCATAGCGTGTTCATCAGCATAAGTCCTAGAACCATCCTGTGCAATTACGTCCTCTAATATTACAGGACTTCTTCTTGTTAAAACTCCTGAGATATCAGGTATCATATTTATCTGACTCTCAACTTGATTGTCTAATCTAACACTAGGGGATTGCTGTGAAACCCCATTGATAAGGCTTCGTATTACTCTACTTATTAAACTCATACTACCTCCTATTTATGTAAACCTAAACTTTTACTAGTCCTTCCTTTATTAGGTTTAGAATTTTTAGCAGCTTTTTCTTGCTTTCTTAACTCGACTGCCTCTTTATAGGTATACCACCTACCATTTGTATATAAATTATCACCTTTTTCCCATTTCTCTGATCTTGTTTTTGACATAATTACCTCCTACTTTTAAATGCTATGTTATTTGCTCTAGTACTTTGTACCATGTTTAAATCTCTATTATCTATATCTTCTTTCTGTAACATTTGTTCTTTCTGACCTATATCCATTAAGATAGTTTGTTGAGTTTCTGGTGAACCAAAGTACTCAGTATTATATCTTAAGCTTGCATGAGCTACCATAGCTTGTCTGAATGACTGAGGTAGTAAATTCCAAGGTAATTCTGTTACTATATTAACATACATGTCTATAGTAAACACATAAGTATTTAATCTTTTATTAAATATTCTTAAACCTCTTTGTACAAAGTAACCATTGTCTCTAGGTACATCTACACGTATAGTAGTTGATTGTAGGTTAATAAACCCATCACTATCTTTTAATATAAGCAACTCATCTACTTCATTGAACCAGTAGCCTCTTGCTTGATGTTCTCTTGATACTTCTAATAATATTCTTCTAGCTATTACAGCTTGTGAATATGTGCTGTTAACATTTGATACTGGTGCATCACCTGTTACACTGAGTATTTTATTCATTGCTTCTAATTCTGTTACTAATGCCATTTTTATCTCCTTATATTAATTGCCAAAAAAAGGGAGAGCAATTAAGCCCTCCCGATATTATTAATCAACCCTCATAGGAGTTAATTATTATGCTTGTTCTACACAACCAAAAGTAATTGCTGAACCATGATTAAGGATACCATAACCAACAGCCATTTTACCAACCATAAGGTCAGCTAAACGAGTTGGTATATAGTCAGTCTTAATACTTACTGATAGTAACTCTAAGATCCCTACAGATTCTTTAGAGAAAAGAACACCATAAGCATTCTCAGCACCAGTTGTTGCACTAACAGCAGGGAAGTGAGGTGAGAAAATTACTTTAGCACCAAGTACCATTGGTACTTTACCACTTTGAGCATACTCATCATTAACCCAAGTTAAACCAGTTTGTGCAGCATTGTTTAAAAGTGCAAAGTATGGTTGAGGTCTTAGTACGTATACTGGATCACCAACACAATCTTTTTCTCTAAACTCAGTCATAGCATTTGCCATTCTAGTTTGAACTTCTGCACCTGTAAGTGCTGTATCAAAATCATTTGCGTCCTGTGTAAGGCTTGAAAATACATCGTCAGCAAAAGTTCTAAGACCTGCAGTTGTAGCTGCTGAAGCATCAACAATACGTCCTGCTTCAATAACTTTAACTAAGATAGCTTCATCTACTGCTTTAGATAATGCACGACCAATTGACTCAATATGAGCTGATTTAGCATTGTAATGAACCATAGCACTATCTAGATCAGAGATCCAAGAGTGAGCTACAGTAAGATCACCAATAGAAATTGTTCTATCAGTAGCTTTAACAGATTGTAAAGAAAGCTCTGCTAGAGTTTCTTCATCTCTTGCTGAAGCTGTAGCATTACCTACGATTGGGAATGATTTAGATTTACCACTAGAAATAGTATCATTAGTGATTAATTCTCTCATTACATTTGTTACTTTGAAATATTTTAAAACGTCAGTTGCCGCTTTTTCTTGAAATAGTTGTCTATCTACAGTACCGTCTAATGCTGCACCGTTGTTGACACCTTGAGACCCGTAAGCCATAATTTACCTCCATGTTAGAATCCTGATAGATTTCTCTTCGCTTCAACTTGTGAGCGATACGCAGGATCAGATTTATATTTGTGAGACATTGCCTCGTTAATGTACTCGTTTCTGTCTGAGTACGGTCTTGTTGCATCGTTAGCAGTTCCTCCTGCCTCGATACGTTTGTCTGGTGATTGTCCATTAATTCTTAAGTATCTAGCTTGTAGACCCTCAACAGCTAATTTAGCCAACCCAATGTTACCTGATTCTATTACAGCCATGTTAAAAGACTCAATTTCTGAATCATCAAGATTAGACAATGCCCACTCTTGTAATTCTGCATATGCTTCTTTACCACCAACTACTCCTACAATCTCTGCATCATTCTTAGCTACTACAGCTTTATGTCCATTAACGATCATTTCAAAATGTTGTCCAAGACCTTGATCTTCTAACATTTGTCTTTGTTCATCACTTAATGTACCCTCTAAAGCTTTGTTCACTAAATCATTCAAACCTTCTGAGAAATTAGCACCAGAGTCCACTTCCTCTGAAACTTCTTTCTTCTGTAATCCCACTTCACTACCTCTTGTATTAATACTACTTGAAGTATCTGCTTGCTCACCTGTGGAGGATTGCTGAGTCTCTTCGTGACTATTACTACTTGATTGATCCGATTGATCACTACTTATTTCTTCACTACCTTGTTCT